AAATCAACAATAACAAAAAAATCATATGCTAATATGAAAGCAGGGTTTCCTAACAGTAAAAAAAATAAAGCAAAAGCATAAGACTAAAAATGGTTCTTAAAAAACACAGAAACCCTAAAGGTGGATTAAATGAGGCAGGAAGAAAACATTTTGAATCAAAAGATGGTGGTAATTTAAAATCACCTGTTAAAAGAGGAAAGAATCCACGAAGAATTTCTTTTGCCTGTAGATTTGCAGGTATGAAAGGTTCGATGAAAGATTCTAAAGGAAGACCTACTCGTTATGCACTAGCATTAAAAGCATGGGGTTTTGGTAGTCGAGAGGCGGCGGCAAAGTTTTGTCAAGCGAACAAAAAGAAGTAAAATACTATTGGCAATGGTATTGGCAAAGTGATTGGAAAGGTCAAAGATGCAAAGCAATATATTATGGCCCTAGACTTGATTGGATGAAATTATTTAAAGATGAACCTAGTAACACAAGAAAAAACAAAAGAACTAACAGACCAACAAAAGACATTTCTTAATGCATTATTTGGAGAAGCCAATGGCAGTCCAAAACTTGCAGGAGAGATAGCAGGTTATTCAGAACATTCATATCCAAAAGTAGTTAAGTCACTAAAGGATGAAATATTACAAAGAGCAGAAGAGGTAATGGCTTCGTACTCACCAAAAGCAACTATGGGATTAGTTAAAGCAATGGATGAGGATGGAAGTGTACCCGGTGCTAGTATCAGAGTTGAGGCGGCTAAACAAATACTCGATAGAGTAGGATTAACAAAAAAGGAAAAATTAGATGTCAATCTCAAATCAATCTCCGGAATCTTTATTCTCCCTCCCAAAGAAGGAGGAGCAGGAGAAGATTCTTCTTCGTAAAAGAAAATCAAGAGTAATACCCTTTGGGTATAAACAATCTAACGACCCAGATTTTTTAGAACCTATTCAAGATGAAATAGATGCTATTGAACAAGCAAGAAAATATATTCAAAGTTCTTCTTATAGAGAAGTAGCAGATTGGATGTTTAGAAAGACTGGTAGAAAAGTAACTGGTATGGGTCTAAGAAAAATTTTAAGTAGAAAATGGTAGATGATATTGCTCCTCCTAAAAAGAAAAAAGTAGGTAGGAAAAGAACAACAACAGTATCAGCTAAAACACAAACTCTTAAAGAGAAATTTGTTAAGGCAAAAAAATCTGCAACAAGAACATTAAATGCAGAAAAGAAAAAAGTAGAAAAGGCTAGAGAAAAATATATACTAGCTCAACGAAAAGCTAAAACAAAGAAAAAGAATTTAAAAGAAATAGAAGATGTCCTTGTAGGAAAAAATTCACAAATTGTTGAAGAAGATAAATTAGAAGACTTAGCACCTAGTATACAGGATGTTGTAGCAGAAAAAGAAATTATCTTCCAACCTAATGAAGGGCCTCAAACACAGTTTCTTGCGGCAAGTGAACAAGAAGTATTTTATGGTGGAGCAAGAGGTGGAGGTAAATCCTACGCCATGCTTATTGACCCTTTGCGATATTGTCATAAACAACACCATAGAGCATTGCTTCTTAGACGTTCAATGCCAGAACTTAGAGATTTAATCTCACACTCACAACGCTTATATCCTAGAGCATTTATAGGAGCAAAGTGGAGAGAACAAGAAAAAGAATGGCGATTTCCTTCCGGTGCTAGAATTGAATTTGGTTATGCAGAAAATCTAACAGATGTACTTCGTTACCAAGGACAATCTTATACATGGATTGGTATTGATGAATTACCTCAATTTCCAACTCCAGATATATATAACTTTTTACGTTCATCACTTCGTAGTGTAGACCCAGAAATACCTGTATTTATGAGAGCAACAGGAAATCCGGGTAATGTTGGCTCAACATGGGTTAAAGAAATGTTTGTTGAACCAGAAGAACCAAATACACCATTTACTGTAGAGATAGAAACACCTGTAGGTGTTAAGCGAATAACAAAAAAATTTATATCGGCAAAGTTACAAGATAATCCATATCTTATGCAAACAGATGATTATATGGTTATGTTATCATCATTGCCAGATGTACAAAGAAAACAATTTTTAGAAGGAGATTGGGAAGCTTTTGAAGGTTCTGCATTTCCAGAGTTTAATAGAGATATTCATGTTATACAACCTTTTGAGATACCTAGGAACTGGATTAAGTTTCGTGCTTGTGACTGGGGTTATTCTTCTCCTGCTTGTTGTTTATGGATTGCTATTGACCATGATAACTATTTATATGTTTATAGAGAACTATATACAACAAAAACAACAGCAGATATCTTTGCTCGAAAAGTCCTAGAATTAGAGTATGGTGAGCATATGCACTATGGTGTGTTAGATTCATCAACTTGGGCAAAAAGAGGTGATGTAGGGCCAAGTATAGCCGAAACAATGATAGCTGAAGGCTGTAGGTGGAGACCATCTGATAGGTCGCCTAAAAGTCGTGTAAATGGTAAGCTTGAATTGCATAAACGATTATATGTTGACCCAGATATACAATACCCCGGAATATTTGTATTCTCAAACTGTGTAAATTTAATTAGAACACTTCCTTTACTACCAACGGATAAAAACAATCCAGAAGATGTTGATACACACGCAGAAGACCATGCTTATGATGCTTTAAGATATGGTGTTATGAGTAGACCTCTACATCCTCATTCAATGCAAACGCATTGGGAAAGACCTAGAGAAACTAAATTTGAACCTTCTGATAAAACTTTTGGCTATTAAAGGAAAACGTATGAGTAAAAAAGAAGTCTTATGTGGCTGTGATGCTACATTACCAGAATCAATTAAGATTGGTTATAGAGATTATAAACTAGAAGCATGGAAACAGACTGTAGCTACAGCAAATGAGGCAAGTGGTCAATTTTTTATTAAAGAAGGTGTCTTAGGATACAACGAAGAAGAGAAGGGAGTTTCTCACGCTAATACAATACTGCATGAAATTATGCATGGTATAATATATCAATGGAGTATGGAGTTAGAAGAGAAAGTAGAAGAACTAGTAGTTAATGGTTTAGCTAATGGTTTAACAACAGTATTTGTAGATAATCCACAGTTAGTAGATTATTTGCGATTAAAAATTAAGGAGGGTTAATGCCACAACCAGTATTAACAAAATATAAACAGGGAGACCTTGGTATGGATTATCCAAAAGATACTCCTAAAGGACAAAAGCTTGATTTAAAACCTCATTGCAATTATGAGGATAGACCAACTGACTTTCCTGCAAAAAAAGAAAATAAAGTAGAAAAATCTTTTATGAAGATGGCTAACGAGAAGGATTATTAATATGAATTATTCTAAAGCAAGAAAAGCAATGACTCAAGATAGTGCGTATTCAATTTCAAAAAAAAGAAAACCTACTAAACGTAAAAAAAAACCAGAAGACAAAAAAGCAAGAAAACCAAGAAGTAGAACATATTAGGAGAATAAAATGCCACAACCAATTATGAAAAAATATAAACAAGGCGAAATGGGTATGGAATATGGAATGCCTAAAAAAGAAAAACTACAATCAGAATTAATAAAAAAATATTCTCATGGAGAATTATCTGCTGATGTAGGAAAAAAGGCAAACGATAAATTAGAACCTTTTGCAAAAGCAAGATACACTCAAGGCTCACACAATAGTTAAAATATAATGGCTGATAAACCAGATGAGATAATCTCTTTAACAGGAGATAAAAATCAAACATCTATCCAAGACGATTTATTAGTTGGCATTATTAAAGGTAGATTAGGTTCTGCTGAAGATGCACGATTTTTTGACGAAGAGAGATGGCTAAAAGCATATAGAAATTACCGAGGAGTATATGGTAATGATATGTCTTTTACTGATACAGAAAAGTCTCGTGTATTTGTTAAAATAACTAAGACAAAAGTTTTAGCGGCTTATGGTCAAATAACTGATGTGTTATTTTCCTCTGGAAAATTTCCTATTGGTGTTGACCCTACACAAGTACCAGATGGTGTATCAGAGTATGCTCATATAGATAAAACTAAAGAAGGAGAAAATGCTCCAGAAGAAGAAACAAATCCTTATGGATTTTCTGGTGATGGTAAAGAATTACCTAAAGGTGCAACCTATGATGATATACTAGGAGGGTTATCCGAAAAGTATAATGGTGAAGCAGAGTTTACAGAAGGCCCTGCTCCCGATTTAAAAAAGATGCCTCAAATTGAACCTGCACAAGAATCTGCAGACAATATGAAAAAACTTATTCTTGACCAACTAGAAGAAAATAATGCAACAAAAGAATTACGACATACATTATTTGAAATGGCGTTACTAGGAACAGGTATTTTAAAAGGCCCTTTTACATTTGAAAAAGATTTACATCGTTGGACACAAGACCCAGAAACAGGCTCATCTGCATATACACCTTCTAAGAAAGTTGTACCAATGGTTGAAGCTGTTAGTTGTTGGGATTTATATCCAGACCCAGAAGCAACAAAAGTAGAAGATTGTAATTATATTATTCAACGACATAAATTAAACTCTACACAATTAAGAGATTTAGTAAACAGACCTTTCTTTAGAGAAGAAGAAATAATATCAACATTAGAAGAAGGCCCAAACTATCAAGTTAAAGGTTATGAACATAGATTACAAGATAGAGAAAATGAAACAGAATTTGAAAAAGAAAGATTTGAAGTTTTAGAATACTGGGGTAAGATGGATAAAAAACTTGCTGAAGAAGCAGGTTTAGATATAGATTTACTTGATGATGATTTAGATGAAGTACAAGTTAATTGTTGGGTATCTGGACAAAGAGTATTACGATTAGTATTAAATCCTTTTACTCCTGCTAGATTACCATACTTAGTAGTTCCTTATGAATTAAATCCATATCAATTCTTTGGTGTAGGTGTTCCAGAAAACATGGAAGATTCACAACAAATTATGAATGGTCATGCAAGAATGGCTATTGATAATTTAGCTTTAGCAGGTAACTTAGTATTTGACGTTGATGAAACAATGTTAGTACCGGGTCAAGATTTAAAAGTATATCCGGGTAAAATATTTAGAAGACAATCTGGTATGCCGGGTCAATCTATTCATGGATTAAAGTTTCCAAACACAGCACAAGAAAATTTACAAATGTTTGATAAGTTTAGACAACTTGCAGATGAATCAACAGGTATACCTTCGTATTCACATGGACAAACAGGTGTACAATCTACAACAAGAACTGCGGCAGGAATGTCAATGTTAATGGGTGCGGCGGCACTAAACATAAAAACAGTTATTAAAAATGTAGATGATTATTTATTAAAGCCTTTGGCTCAATCCTTATTCCAATGGAATATGCAATTTAATTCTGATATACCTGCTATTGTAGGTGACTTAGAAGTAAGTGCAAAAGGAACACAATCATTAATGATGAAAGAAGTTCGTTCACAAAGACTAATGACATTATTACAAGTTGGGGCAAATCCTACGATTGCACCATTTATAAAATATCATGCTGTATTAAGGGAGATAGCAAAGACTCTGGATTTAGACCCAGACCAATTAATTAATGACCCAGAAAAAGCGGCAATATATTCAGAAATAATAGGAGTAGCAACAAATGGAAATCAACAAGCTCAAGGCAATGGTCAGCAACCCCCTATGGGTGGAGGTGGAGAAGTTCCTGCAGGAGCAAATCCAAACGACCCAACTGGAGTTGGAGGTGGCAACATCGGAACTGGAAGTGTACCGCAAACAGGGGAGTCTAGCTTCTCTTCGCAAACTCCTCCTACTCAGAGACCGAATTAAAAAATAATGGCAACTGAAGATACTGTAACAGGTTTAGCTTTAAAAGAAGCTAGTAGTACAACAAATTATAATAAACAAAATGTTCATTATAAAATGAAATATAATGCTACCACAAAACAATGGGAGCAAGAAGAAATAATGACACCTTTAGTTCCTATGGTATATCCGGGAATAAAAACTAAAGATGGTAAAGTAAAAAATATAAGTCAAGGTTTAAAAGATGCACCAGTTGTAAAAAAACCTTCAGACGACCCATTTAATAATAAACTACCAGTTTTACCAGATACACCAGAAACACCAGTAACAGCACCTTCAACAGGTATAGGTGGATACCAACAAGTAACACAAGATTATTCTAGTCAGCCAAGTGGTATGACAACATCTGGTGGAATACAATATGAACCTAGTCAAGTGAGTTCTTACTCAGAATCATTAAGAGATAACATGAAATATAATGTTATGCCGGGTGGTTATAATAG